GATGGGTCTTCCCCCATCATTTTACCACATAGCTCAGTTACGTTATTCAGCTTCAGATAGCTTAACGCGTGTAATTCAACTTTGGTAACAAAGTTAAACTTTGCATATGTGATAATACCGATGAGATAGAATCTTTTCATTTTTCCGCCTATCCCCTTTGCTTTTCTTAAGCACGACTTGATTTCGTCGTTAAACTTTATTATTTAAGCAGATGCTTTAAGTAACTTTAATAGGTTTTCCCAAATCTATATGACACTTATTAGGAATTATTTTAAGAAATTATATTGCGATGACTGAACGGACTTGTTTTATTTGATGACACCACGATTATCGCGCACTGGACGTATTCATTATCCTACTGCGTATAGAAATCTTATGGACCATTAAATACTTACTGTTTTCCCAAGGTTATGAAGCACTCCCTCCGTTATCGGTGGTTGGGAGTATGTTTCGCGCCGCAGGGCAGGACTCCTGCGAAACGTAACATGGATAATTCTCTTAACTTACTTCACCGGGCTAATAAAGACATATTGAAATTAAGAAAACTCAAACAGCTACTATGAAGAACTCTTATCTACCCTTCACATCCCCCCTTTCAATTTACACTATGGAGACTTTTAAAGATATTCATACCACCGACCTTTCCCGGGTTTTCGCCGCCACTCTTGCTGGCTCATTTAAGATGAAGAAATCTCAATATATGGAATACACTAGCAAGTATTTTTCTACCCACAAGAAAAATGCTTTGATACATCGCCAAGCAACTGCAGAATTAATTTATGGATGTTTTATGACTGAATTTTCGAAAAATGTGGCAACGATCACACGTTCGAATGCGATCAAAAAGGCAAACATAATTGTCGCTATGCTTGAAGGCATGCGCAAACATAAACTCTGTACTAACAAAGTTTTTATTGGAACAACCTATTCCAAAAGATGCGCTACTTTTTATTTCGGTGAGTTTACTATTCTAATCCCATCTTCAGATAAGACACTTATTGAACGCGTCGCTTTTGTCGCTCAGGTTGGCAGACTTAAGAAAGCGCATACAGAAGAAATGATGGCGCACACCGGTCTTATTAATTCCGCGTGGACTGGTATGACGAATTTATTTCAGGCTGTAAGTACTGTCAATTCGCTGCCTAAACACGTAGATTCTTTGACTGCTTCTATCCATACTTTCAACGAGACTCTCAAGAACGCTACAGACGAAGCCTCTACTAATTTGGAGGTTTTCCGAAGCACTATTACTCAGTTGTCTGCTTGGATTCAGGATAATTGCCCTACAATGTTCACTGTTTTTGAACCCTTGTGCGATATGCTGGTTACGAGCTACATTGCTCCCACATCCTGGAAAGGTTTAATGATTTATTTTGTTTCAAAAATTATGGGTAAACTGGTAGGAGCTCACGTACTATCCACTATTACTGCTGCTCTTACGAGATACTTACCTGATGTTATCAACCACTCTCTTCCTTCATTTGAGGAGTGCTGGCAACTCTTCACCTATTGCTTCGTAGTAATAACTACAGTTGCAGCTGCCTTTACTGGCAAGTGCTTGCAAGGTGACGACCTGCCATACATCGGAGTATTTTTTGAACGCCTATCCACAATGTCAGCTAATATGAAAACTATTAAAAATCGTATGGAGGTTTTTGAAACTTTGAAAACATATTGTAAAACGATTTTTGATCAAGTTTACAAAATTGTTACAGGCAGAGTGTACATGGATATCCAGAACCACAACTTCGCAGAAATAACCGAATGGGCTGATATTGTCGCTGCCTTACAACAGAGAGACATTACAGCTCTTTTTAAGAACACACCTTTGGATACCATAGCACAGAAGCAGTTAGACAAAATCTCTGGCCCTGAAGGGCTTCGAGGCCTTTCTGGTTCTCTTAAAGAATGTGCGGCTCGTAAGATTGAACGATTGTACTTCGAAGGTCTTAAACACTTACGCACAATTGGCAATAAGAAAGAATACGCTGATTTGAAAGGCGTTGTGACCCATCACATGAACTGGCTTAAAAGCGAGCAAGGGAGCGCTGTTAACTCCTTTGTTATTCAATCTAAGTCCAGAAGAGCAGAACCAGTATTTCTAGTTCTAGAAGGCCCCCCTGGGCATGGGAAAACGACATGCTTATCGTTCTTGCAACAAGCTATGTTTTATATAATGGGAATGCGCTCCTCACAGGAGATGTCCTATTGTATGAACAATGAAGTTTTCTACCATACCAACGATAAGTACTGGAACGGTTATGCCAACCAATTAATCTACGTCAAAGATGACGCTGGACAGGTACTAGCTTCAAGCAGTACGCCGGATCCCTTTTATATGGATGTAATTCGAATGGTAAACTCCGCTCCTTTTAACGTGCCCATGGCCGAACTGAGCGATAAAAACACTAACTTCAGCTCAGATTTTATGATTGCTACCACAAATACATCACTGTCTGCTACTGCAGATACAGGTGGCATCAATGCTCCCGAAGCTTTCCATCGTCGAATTACATGGAAAGTTCGAGTCACAGCTGAAAAAGATTGCTGTGATCACAAGAATGTACTGGATCAAGATAAAGTTTTCGCGAAATACGGAACTTATCGTACTAATAAGATCTACCGATTTGAATTCCTCGATTCCAAGACTGGCCAGAAACTGGCTAAAATCAAAATTGGAGGTGAACAGGTTACACTGCCAGCAAAAGTCGGCTTTGACTTCGTGGCTAGAATGCTCAAGACGCAATACGAACATAATCGTAGCACTAAAGATCTAAACGATAATGCTGAGGCAGATTTTATCGGAGTGTTAGATCAGATCTTCGACAATCACGA